AAATACAAAGTCTAGCGGCTTCTGTAACTAATAGAGCATGTATAGCTATAAATAGATATATGAAAGAGAATAGAATACCTGGATGCATAGTTGCTCAAATCCATGATCAGATTATTGTAGAATGTCCCGAAAGACGCGCACCAATGATGCAAAAAGTTGTTCAAGATCTTATGGAAGCTTCTATGGCAGATGTTCTATCTGTTAAACTAAAGGCTCCAGCAGAAATAAGTAGGAATTTTGCTGAAGGTCACTAAATGCCCATTTTGTATAAAAGTTTGCGGCAATAAATATTGCATATATTCTAGGGGGTTACAAAAAATGGATCAAGATTACTTTGATAAGAATTGGCATATGGAACCGCATGGAGAGAATGGGGTACTATTTACTGCGTACTATTCTCACCTAGCTACAGAAGAATTGATAGATTCAGACAAAGCAGAGCTTGCCATAGAAGCCGCATTTGCTCAAACGGAGCACCCCCTATCCCACGATAACATGACTGGTATTGTGTGTCTAAGTAAAATGTACGATTTAGATTATCATAAAAAATTTACGCATAAAGATTGGAAAAGAAGGGCGCATCCGCGAGATGTGGCTTTCTATCTCTACGCAAAATGTCCTATACTTAGACCATTGACCGTTCTTACAATTCTTAGTATGTTCTGGGCATGCTGGCATAAGCAACAAAGTATGGGTGTGTTAGATACAGACGGTAAATTATTATCCTGGTTAAGATGTAAAAGTTTCGGTTGGACCTTGACAGAAAAGATGTGCACTGCTATAATAAAATATCGTCATAATCTAAATTGGTCTGATATCTTCAAGATTTATTTTAGAAACGATGCGCACCCAAATGTTAGAATTTCTAGGGAGATAGAATGAACCAAAAAGAAATAGATGAAACTGTAAGGCTTCATAGATTATGGTTAAAAGACGACCCTAAGGGTAAAAGAGCAGATTTTAGTGAAGCAGATTTAAGAGGAGTAATGCTTATAGGCTTAGACCTTCAAGAAGCAATTTTTACCAATGCAAATCTTCAAAATGCAGAGTTTAGTAATACACATCTACGAGGTGCAGATTTTAGTAATGCAGACCTTAGAGACACATACTTTAGATATGCAAATCTACATGGTGCGTGTATGTATAGGGCAAATCTAAAAGATGCAAACCTATACAGAGCATCTTTATTTTATGCACATCTTAGCTTCGCAAACCTACAAGGTACAAACCTACAAGGTACAAACCTACAAGGCACAAACTTTAATAATGCAAATCTAGAAGACTCAAATCTAATAGAAGCAAATCTACAATATACAAATCTAATAAATACAGATTTAAGAGGTACAGGACTTTTAACATTTCAATACCATAAACACTTTGCATATAGTGTAGGAAATAGTATAACTATTGGATGCGAAACTCATTCTATCCAAGAGTGGTTATATTGCTATAAAGAGTTGGGCAGAATTGAAGGATACACAGAAAAAGAAATAAAAATGTACGGAAATTTTATTAAAATGTGTGCAGAGAGGTAATATATGACAAAGGGAGATAAAGTATTTTTACCAGAAAATCAGCATCCAGATCTCCACGGAGAAGGGGTCGTTATAGACCATTCGGATGGACCTTGTATATCTATCTGGACGCTTAGTATAAAGGGTGCGGCTGTAAAGATGACCCAGGATTTAATAGACGGAACTTTTTTACTATCCCCTAAGGCATATAGCAATAATCCTTTTATTATACTAGGACCAAATTGGGATACAGAATACCACGAAGATCCGAAGTGTGAGTGCGGAGCTATGCATACTAACAATAAAAACTGCCACTCAGACTGGTGCGCAATGTATAAGGAATCTAAATGAAATTAAAAATAGACCATTATACTATTAAAAAATGCGAAGACTTCGCTGATAAGCGCACCAAAAATTCACAATTCTACAAAATGCGTGGAGGCTTCAAGTGGGAAGATATTTACACAGGGGCTCTAGCAGAATACGCATGTTATAAGTATCTAAAAAGCCGAGGATTTGAAGTAAAGAAGCCGGATCTAACAATTCACAGTCAGGGTAAGAAATCATACGATGCCGATCTAACTGATGGTATAAAGAACTTCCATGTTAAGGGTCAGACTGTAGAATCAGCTAAACGTTATGGAAATTCTTGGTTAATGCAGAGGAGAGACCCTATTATAAACGACCCAAAATTCGGGCACTATCTCATGCCATGCTTCGTTGATGGTAATAGTGTAGAAATACTAGGATGTGTTCCACTAAAAACAATTGTAGAAAATGATCTTATAGGAGAGTGTAAAGTTCCTAAATTCCGTACAAACAAAGTAGCTCTATATTGGGATGATATTAAAGCGGGGTTGCAAAATAATCAAAGATGGAGTATACTTTACTAATGATAACACTACTTACAATTATAGCAACATCTGTAGGAATAGACCCAACTCTACTAAAGTCAATTTGTTGGGTAGAGACCAATCACAGAAATGTAATAAACCAGGATGATGGTGGATCCCCTAGTTACGGACTATGTCAGGTAAAGTTAGAAACGGCACAATGGCTTCAAAAGAGACATAGATTACCGATTGTAACTAATGCAAATCTAATGATAGAAGAAACTAATGCGCTATATGCAGCACTGTATCTTAAATACCAACAAACTAGATATGATGATGTAGAGTGTGTAATTAGTGCATATAATGCTGGAAGTTGTATAGAGAGTAATAAGCCGACATATGTTAGAAAGGTGAAGAAGCGAATGGCGCACTATACGGAGGAATAAAGATGCTAGAAAAATAGCAGGGTTTTACTAAACATAAAAACAATCATTATGGAGTAGTGTGTGGAAGATTATGAGTTTGCTAAATCAGGAACAGATAATTGTGGGGACCCTATTTTCTCCTTGAGTAGGCTTAAAGAGCGGTTTGAGTTAATTCATATAAAAACAAAACAAGGGTCAGCGTGGTTCTGTCACAGTAAAGATTTAGATTGGATGCGTTTTTCTTTATTTGACTACCACTCATCTAGTGATTCTGATATAGGAGTGAGTATTATATTCCACGGAATGGGTCCATCAAATGTATTAAGAGAAATGAGGCATATATATTGGGGAGCTGATGGGAAGGGGTATACTTTTTATCTAAATAGAGACGCAGTCCGCAAATCTATGGATATATTAGATAAATTTTTCGATGATTAAAGGGGGGGTTGGAACACATGATGGAACTTAAAGTATTATTAACATCTTGTCTTGTTTTGACACTAAGTATACTTCTTGCAATGGTGTCTGAATACCTCAATAATAAGGCACTAGAGCGGCTCTGTATAGGGACAATGACACTATCGCTTCTAACTGCTATAATATCTTTTGCGGTGATGATATGGAAATCATAGGATGGATAGGAAACATATTACTCTCTTTTTGCGGACTTCCGGAAGCAATAAGAGCTGTGTTTCGAAAGAAATGCGAAGTGCCGTGGAGCTTATTAATTCCTTGGTTCCTAGGCGAAGTACTAGTATTGGTATATGTGGTATATAAATATAACTCCGCACCACTTATAACAAACTACTGCGCCAATATAATTATAATCCTTATAATGGGGAGATACAAAATTTATGATAAATCTAACAACTAAAGATGGAGAACCTTGGATGTTACACGAAAAAGACATTGCAGACATCAGACAAATAGAAGATGAGGGTTATAAAGACGGGTGTATAGTATATTTCCTTATAATGGGGAGATACAAAATTTATGATAAATCTAACAACTAAAGATGGAGAACCTTGGATGTTACACGAAAAAGACATTGCAGATATTAGGCAAATAGAGGACGAAGGCTGTAAAGACGGTTGTATAGTATATTTCTGGGATGGAGAGACTATTGAGGTAGTGGAAAATAAAGATGAAATTATGTGGACCGGTGCTAATACCACTTGGACTTCTTAAGGAATTATTGGAACCCTAAGATTTCACAATTTTAGCAACTTTTTCTGCAGACCTAGCTCCAATATATCCCCCCAAACACATTCTTATTGTAGTCCAGAGTTCGCTAGATAGACCTGGATCTTGTGGAATATAAAAATTTAAATCAAAAGCAGTTCTTATATAAACCACTACATCGTACATAAACCAATGCGTGCCTATCATAGTGGCACATAATACCGCGAACATTGGGCGCCAATTTCGGGTCAAATAGCTTCCTGAGGACTGCTCTGCTTTTATAATGTCACTCTGCATCTTCATTTGCTTAGTAACTTCTTGGGTAAGAGATACTTTTAACTTATCTCTCTCAGATTGATCTGGTATAAATTTATTTACAATATCTAATATAGGACCAATCATTTTAGCTCCTAGGGAAGTTTTGCCCATGCTGTGAAGAATGCCGCCGCTCCGATAACAGCACCAATAGCCCATTTGGCGCCGTTGTATGCCCTATATACCGGAGTAGTCATCTTCTCTAACTCATCTGTGCGCTTGATATGGTATTTCAAATCAGCTTTAATCTCAACTAAGGTCTCTTTTATATCATCAATTTTCTTTTCCATTAGATTTTAGGTTCCTTCTTACCTTTCTTATTTCTTTTATGAATAATTGCCATACTAGAAAATGGAACTTCTTCAACAAATTTTGGGACATTTGATCCATTCTTAGGAAGAAGTTGCTCGAGATGAACACTTTTCTGTGTGTTACTTATATTAGCATTTTGTATCAACTCTTTAGATTTCATAATACCGAGCTCCGTACGCACAACTCCGTCAAAACCAATACCAGGGGCAATATACTGACTGCCTAAATCAGTGTTACTTACTGATTCCAGTATTGACAAAGCCTTATCATTGTCCCCGCTCTTCAAAGATCCCATAAACTGATCTCTAAGGTTAATATCAAATTTTCCTAAGATTGTCGATATATCGCCAGCTCTACTAAAAACCTCCTCCGAAGTACGCTCTAAAGGAGAGTGGTCTAGGCTTATATGTGCTTGAGTAAAAGCCAGTTCTTTAACAAAATCAGCAGTACCTAAAGAGGCAGAGGCAAGTAGTCTGTTAACAATTGGGGCATACTTACCAGGACTATTCTCTATAATATCCCCTATACTAAGTAGCTGAGAAACCTGTTTAGTACTATTAGCTAGGTTTTTAGTAAAATCAGAATTTTTAAGAACCTTACCAACGGCTCCTAAAGTTTTATAATTACTATTTAGAAATGTAACACCAAATGCCACTTCCAACCCAGTACCCACACTACTCTCTAGGCTGGTACCTTCAACAGCATATCTAGACCCACCAAGAGCGGCAAGTAATTTTACTCTATTCTTTAAATCTACCCAACTCTCACCAAACTGTTGAATATCTGTTCTATGTTTAATAATTTCTTTATTTAATATATCTGCTGTTTCCCTCATAAACCCATAATCAGATTTAGGATTTTTAAAAAACTCCTCAACGCCCTCAGCCCCTAGATTAAATTCCACAGCGGCTTCCATTTCATCCTTTATAGCCCTATGAGCTGCTAAAACCACTTCATTAGCCTCACTGCTACTCGACGAGATATTCCTAACCGAATTCTTAATGGTTTGAGTCTCAGCTAAAGATAAACCTCTTGGAGCGCCGGTAAGGGGGTCTACCATATTAGAGGACTTAATCTTACCCAAAGATACATTTATATTACTTAAAATAGTCTCTATTTGTTTATCAGTCTTATCAGGCTTAACACTTTTAACATAATCTATCAACCTAGCCTGCAGCTCTTCTGAATTTATGGCACCCTGGGGATTGGCTTTATCTATCTCTCCCATAATGGGCATAATCTCTTTTTCCCAAATACTCTCAGCTAATTCATCCATATTTTTCTGTAAATGAGCTGGAGATAGAGAGTTCTCTAAACCTAGTTCTTTTTTATACTTTAAAATAGAGTTTAAATATTTTTCAGGAGTAGCGCCTTTCCTCTTTAGGATTATATTTTCAAATTCCTTCAAATTAGAACTACCCTTCACTCCAATATTATCTAAAAACCTCAAAACCACCTCATCATCTAGCATGGATTTTGGTTCATTAAATAATGAGCCCTTAATAGCACTTGATACCTTATCTTTAGCTCCCCTAAGTAACTGGGGGACTTTCCCTACTTGAGAAAATGTGCCAGATAGCAGACCCATTCCAACAGCTGAAGACACTCCTTCCAAACTACCTAAATCATCAATAGAATCCATACCATACACAGTTCCTAGGGCAAATGCATCCTTAAATCGATTCATTGCCAGCGCAGATACTGACTTAACAGCCCCACCAACGACGTTTTGAGCAAGACCCCCAAAAACTTGACCTGCGGCGAATTCTAACTCACTACCCCTATTTAAAGCGTCATAAGCAGCTTGCTTCTCACGTTTAGAAATATCCATCAATTCGGAGAAGTCGGAAATACCTAAATTAGGATCAGCAGCTATATCCACGGTAGTATCTATCGCCGCCTGTATCTCATCCCGCTTACCTAAACTTATAACATCCTGAGCTCCAGATAAAAATGCCGACATCTTATCCTCAGCCGTGGGAGCTTCCTCAACTACGGTAAATTCCTCACCATTGATCTCTTCAACGGTCTCCACAGTTTCAGGCTCTGGAACTAATGCTTGCAGCTCCTCTACTGACATTGAATCAAGTTCAGCATCTGTAAAATCTCTATCTAAATCGCTCATTTAAACCTCCTGGAGCCATTTCCAGTTTTTATAGTAGCATCCAACTTTTTCCTGATAGCCTCTTTTATCTTCTCTTTATTAAGTGCCACTCTATCCTTACCAACGACTTTAGGCTTCTGGACTTCGGTTTCTCGATCAATCCTCTTCTTATTTTGTAGATAATTTCTAAATAAATTCTCACCATCGATAGTTCTATTTCTAACCTCTAACATTATATCTTTTTCATTATTATCTCTAGCATTAAGTAATTTAGTGAGCTGGAAACCTAATGCAGTTGGGTCACCTACTAAATTCATAATTTCCTTCTTATCTAACTCTTGGAGTACGCCTAATTGCTTTTGATCCTTCAATACCAGTAATAACCTTGCCGTCTCTGATTCCGCCCTAGCGCGCTCTTTTGGATCAGTCATGTTACCAATATTCTTCCTAAAAGATATTAATTTACGTAAACTATCATCAATTTGGTCATATTGCACAAATCTATCAGTAAGCGCTACCCGATCTGCCTCGCTTCTAGCATACCCAGCCCTAGGTAGAAATAACTTATTTTTATCAGCCTCAGCTTTAGCAGCAGCACTTTTTATCTCCCTCGATAGTTTTTTATCTATATTAAGATTATCGGCACTAATTTTCACATCCTGGAGAGTAGCTGCAAGTAGGGTTTTATTTCTAAATTCTTTTCTCCTCTCCTCACGATCTAATGCATCTTTTTCAGCAGCTTTAAGAGTCCTTAACCCAAGCTGCCCGGCTTTTGCACCAATAGCTCCGCCCTCAGATCCACCAAAAGCAGCACCAACTACTGTAGGCAATAACCCTACCAATGCCTGCTCAAACACACTAGATGGTTTATAAGTAGGCTCCTCTTCTTTCATAAACTGACGAACAGCATCCGTTGTGGGAGATTCTTTTTCAGCCATTATAATTCCTTATACAATAATATATCATGGTTATCCGTACCTACGACTTCAAAACCATACTGTAATAATATTTTCAATGTACCCGTAGTATTTGCCTGCTTTGTAAAACAAGCCGCAGTAAGTGCCGTACATCTATCGCTCACTTTCTGTATAACTGCCTTCATCAAATCTCTAGCAACCTTTCCGTCCCGAACTTCGGGCTTTACGTAGATAACACAAATATGGCAAGTTTTCCCAACGACCTTATAGGTTACAAAACCATGGTCTGGATACTCAAGAGTTTCCTTGCCCTCTTTTTCGGATAAATATAAGCTGTAGAGACTACTCATTATTTACTACCACTACCAGCGGCGGCTGTAGCGGCGTGCTGTGCGGCTACTGCTCTATCTGATGATGTATCGCCGGCAACGAGTGATGCAAACCCGAAACCAACTCCCATTTGCGCCTGTTTTTCATTAGCAGCTTGTTGAAGATTAAACCTTTCTTGCTCAGCTTGTAATTGCTGCTCTCTAGCTTGTTGCCCCACATTAAATTTTAACAAATCTGCTTTTGCTAACTGCCTCTCGGCTTCATTACGCTCCGCACCTGTAACAGAGTTCTCAAAGGCACTTAAAGCCTCTCGCTTCATTCGTGTATTTTCTAAAAATAAATCCCTCTCAAACTCAGCTCTACTACGAACACCTTGTGTGAGTACATCTAACTGTTGTGAAGCGGCTGTACCACCTCTAACGCCTTGCTGAGATTGGATAGCTTGTAACCTACGTCTCTGAGTTTCTGTCTGTCTACCTATCTGCTCCGATGCAATATCTCTCTGTGCTTGCTGCTCTTCTCCGGTAAAACCACCAAGTGCCTCTCTTCTTTTTGCTATAATATCAGCAATATCAGAAGATCTACCTTGACGAACAGTACCAGTATCTACTCTTTGAAGTTCTGTGGAAGTTTTAGCTCTACCTAAAGATCCGGTTTTAACGATCTCTTTTCCAAGTTCCAGACCAGTTTGTATTCTACTCTCTGCCGTTTGTTGTGCGCGCTTTTCTTGATCTAACTCAGTCTGTCGTGAAGAAATCCTTTTTTGAATATCTTCGAAAGCACCCTGAGCTGTTACCCCTTGAAACATAGAGTCTTGACCTTGCTCAGCGATCTGCTTCTTCAAACCAGCAGTGGTTTCGCTTAGACTAGCAATTTCTCTCTCTAGTATTTGTGTCCTCGATTCTGCCATATGTATCCTACTTTAAAAATAATAATTTTACAGTACTACTGTTAGTACTATCATGGTTCTTAATATAAACAAATTCCGTAGTCCAAGCCGTATCTCCACGAGTAACCAAAGCGTCGCCCTTAGAATCTATTATAACACGATTTGGTATAAAAGTCAAGGAGTTACGTATCTTTTCTTCAGTATTTGCAGCTATTTCTACCTCTACCTCAAAACTTTCAAAGTTATCGGAGAACGTAAGTCTTGATAATCCCGTACCAAGCTCCTTAAGTAGCTGTTTAATGTCAAATATAGTTCCTAATGAAAACTTCATTTAACCTATTCCTTAAAAAACGGCTTAAATGGAGCACTTACTTCTAACTCATAGCCAGATATAAGAACATCCTCACTTTGGGTATTATTTGAAAATTTAAGCTTTAAAGCCCTAGTTTTCGTGGATTTTAACTTTCCGCGCAGTTCGGGTATAGGACTATCACCCCATGGTGTATTACCACAGCCACCATTTCCATATCCAGATGTTCCTCCAGAGAAGTCCATAGTAAATGAGGATATAGGAGCAGGAGTTCTAAAGTTAACTTCTTGCTCTGTAGTCAAGGTATATAAAGAAGCCTCTCCATCCAAAACATCAGAAGAAAGTGCAAATACCTTTAATCTTAAGAATTTCTTAAATATTTGTGGATCCCCAAGAGTTTCCCAGTGAGTTTCATATTCAAAATCTACAGCATTCTGATGATCATTATAATCATTTAAATTACCATAATTATTAAATACAGCTAATGGGAATTCAGCGTTACCACTATCAGAATCTAATCTTCTTGAGTGAAAATACAATGTAGATCCTGTACTAGCAAAGCCACCTTGAGCATTTATATTATCCCACTTCAACCAAGCATCTCTACTATAATCATAAGCATATACTACACTATCAGAGTTTGCATATTTATTAGAAGATCCATCTGAACTCTCATCAGACATAAACAAAAGATACTTATCTCTATCTACCCAGTTAGCTGATGTAGCTTTTTGAAATGTATATCCGACATCAAATTTAGTAAATTCAGGCTCTATACGCTCACCAACCGAGGAAACACCTTCTAAATTAACAGCAAAAACACCTTTTGCGGATAGAAAGAACAAAGATCCAGATATCCTTTGAATAGAATGGTGCGCAACACATCCAATACTACCATAAGATATTTCATCAACTCTAAATTGGTCTTGAGCTATATCACCAGTAACCGCTTGAATACTCTTATCTTTAAAGACCACAACAGCTGTATCTAGTGCTGAAATTCCCCGAATTTTACTTCCAGGAAATGCATCTACTAGGAAGCTATTCTCAGATGCTGGAAAATACTCAGGACTATCGATATCAGAATACCTTACCTGATTAGCATTAGTTGGATCACCGGCGGAGAATAGAAGATTCCTAAATGCCGTTAAATATCTGCCTTTTGGTGGCAAACTATGAGCTTTTATAGGAGTTATAAATTCGGCTCCTAAATTAGCAGCGGGGATTTGGTCTACATACACCTGAGTAGCAGCTCCAATACTATCATTTGGTATCTCAGCAACTAATGCATAAGTATAGGTAACAGCAGCATTCGGTAGAGTAACTCCACTGGCATTAGTAGTTCTATATATACCTATCCGAAGATTATTTGATATAACTGCATTATCAGCCACATCAACAGCACCAGAGAACACAATGGTAGTGGCAGTAGTAGAAGTGATTGTGCGAGTGACATATGCGGACGTACCTCCGTCATAAAAGTATGCAGTGTCGCCAGAATTAAGAGTATGCCCACTATCAACAGTAATAGTTGTAACAGCATTTTGAGCTCCGTTAACAATTGCGCAATTAGTGTTAAATCCACTAGAAGCGCTTACATTAGTAACTGTAACATTATTATCATCACCAGCGGCTTTTGTAAGCTTAGAGGAAAACGGAGATATATTTCCCTCTATTATATTTCCCTTATTATCCACCTGTTTATACAAGTACATATAGTAAAATTCATCACTTGTAGTAAACGCAGTACCCGACCCAGCATCTGCAGTAGTAGGAGCAGTTCCAATATCACCAGAACCATCAGCATCACCACCTGCAGGCATACCAGCTCTGTAGAATGTCTGACCGTCATATTTATGTAAATTATCGTACCCAGTACTTACATATAAAACATTATTTAAAGTAGCAAAGCTAGCATTCTCAAAATCTGTATCATTTTTTGCGGCTAAAGTTGTAGCCAATGGGTTAGCACTACTCTCATTTGCAGCACTCCATCTTTTATAAGCAATAGCAGTTGCAGTACTAGTAAGCTCCACATCTCTTTGTAGATCTAGAAAAGCAGCTGATCCTGTAGTAATAGTCCCACCAGATGCTGCATAGTCTGTTAGAGCATCAATAGTACTGATAACCGTAGCAATCGTTGTTGCTGAGGATTCATCTATTCCTAGCTTTAAACTTTGGTCCAATATAGAAACAGTATCTTCAACTATTGTGAGATGTAGATTATCATTAGTAGTATCTACTTTTATGCTCAATAATGCAGTACCTGATCCAGAATATGTAACATTAAAAGAATCCGAAACTAATGTATGTAAGGAATCATCTACAGTTACAACTGTCTCTGTAACAGAACCGGTAGTAGTATCAATATCACGATACACGTCAGTTCCAAAACCACCTGTTGTATCCGCTTTATATTGATACCCCTTTCTTTTAGCTATCGCATTGGTTTTATTATAATCAGCATTTTTCATACCGGAAGAGAATTTCTCCCCTCGCACCAAGTCGGATGATCTAAGATCTAGACCCTGAAACTGGCTGAAATTTTTAACCATTAAGTTGGTTGCTGCCATTTAGTATATCCAGTCTTCAAGTATTGGTATTTCGTGTATATCTTCTTCAATTTCTTGATAAGATGATATTATATCTCTCTCTAACAGTGACAATTCCTGCAATTGCTCATTAACATCAACAGAAGAGTCGGTCTTAAGAACCTTAAATGCAGCAAAGTTTATTAAATATCTTTCTATATTTCTAGGAAGGTTACTATGAGTATTGGTATCTTTACCACCAACAATATAATCCCCAACAGCAATCGATTCTCCAGAATTATAAGTAAAAGATGATCCTTCTAAAGTTACGACACCTGTCGATGTATCGATAGAATCTCCACCATCTCCGTCAAACTCTAGATTACGCATCTTCATAGTACCATTTTTACCTACTACACAAAAGAATTCATGTTCTGCTAAATCAGTAGTATCTATAGGAGGTGTTCCGGATACATCCAACGTAAGAGATGTAATAGCAGATCCAGAATCTGTAACTAAACTTACAACACCACGTCTTTTATCTAAGTTATCCATTCTCTGCACATAAGTAATTCTAAACTGACCAGAAGCATCCTGTGGAGCTGGACTTGCTAGAAACGATCCAGTAGCATTAGTATACTTATCTCTTCTAATGTAATGAACCGGTAGACCACTTACGTGAGAAATCCTATTCCTCTCCACGCCTGGCTTGAGCTTGTAATATATGGGATCCGCAGCGCTGGCATTTGTAGTATACTCAACAGAAAGTATTTTATTAGCCAAAAACACATCAGATGGGAGATTATACTCTTCCTGATCCTGAACAGCGGCAATTGTAGTTTCTGTTACAAATACCCTTGGATGTTGGGATAGTATTTTAGCCTGAATCCGATGCTGAGCCTCATTTATATACTCTATAATTTCATTATCTGCAATATCTGTAGTAGAATTTGCAGTCTCATTTTCGGTAATAGATCTTATATGGTCTATCAGCCGATCTACTCGTCTAGACATTATCTACCGCCAAATGCGCTTCTAAGAGACGCCATTATATTATTAAGCGCGTTCTGCTGCAGCGTACCTCTATTCTGTTCAATTTGCGCAATATTTTGAAATTTTTGAAACTCTAATTGACGCTTTTGAGCCTTTCTATTCGCCCTTTGCTGCATTAAGCCACCTAGCAAAGCAGCTCCTGCCATTATTCCTGCACCAGCTGCTCCGCCTCCGCCTCCTGTTTCGCCTCCGCCTCCTGTTCCGCCTCCGCCTGATGTTCCTGTTGGTCCTGACATATCTTATTCTCCTGTAGAGGCTGTACTTCTCGCCTCTTCTCTCTTAAGTTTAACTTCTGCTGGAATATCTTTTCCGGTCTCTAACTTACGGATTACATACCAGTCAGTGCTTGCTAAATATTGCTTAGACTCTATCACCTTATCTGCACGCTCCTCATCTTCAACCCTTTTCGCAGTATCATCATCTAATTCAAATCGTAATTCTTCCGGAAACGGCTTTCCAGATGTAGAATCCCAAAGCACCCTCTCCTCTTCAAAATATACACAAGAATCTCCAACATTAAGTAGCTCTAATGAATTCTTATGTGGTTCTCTAACTAATAATTGTTTCATAAAATCCTCTATACTTGTGTACTTACAGCAGTAACTACGATCCCAGGTCGAGCCGTATTACCCGGAACACTTTTATCACCATGTGGTCTGAGAACGTCTCCGCTCGCTAGCTTTACAGATGCGGTCATATTATATGGGAAAGATCCAGTCTGACCGTGACCCAAACATACTCTATGCGCGGCTGTAATAGAAACAGGGTTAGTAGTAAGTTGATTACTATTTAAACTAATACCAGAAACTGCGTGAGCTCCTCCAGGAGAGTATTGTGCCCATGACATAGTCACTACACAATCTCTTGTGGCTGTAACCGCAAACCCATTTGTAGAATCATTAGTTATAGTTAACATGGACTCACCAGTATTTGTATCCTGTGTAGTAAAATATGGGATAGACGTATTAGTAGACCCATATCCAGCATGTCCAGAATATGCAATATATTGGTGAAATGTAGAAACAGTTCCAACAATCAACCAATTACTTCCGTCACAAATAAGTTCTAAAGCCTCATACTGTTTCTGGATAGTTTTAGTAGTGGATCCATTTATAGTCTCACTAGCATTACCATCTACTGTAATATCATTAGAATCACTAGTAGTTTTTACAATCTTTAACTTTCTACCACTATTTCCAGAAGCTGCATAAAGATTTACAGTAACGGCACCGGCAGATGTATCAACTTTTATAGTATCATCAGTAGTTAGGGCAGTGTATGGAGAGTCTCCATTATTTATAGAAGTAACAGCCACAGGAGATGCGGTATTTGTAGCCCATGCAGGAACTCCGCCAGATACTTGTAATACCTGACCAGCAGATCCGATCCCTAATCTAGAAGCGGTAGTTCCACTAGAAGAATATATAATATCCCCTGTAGTAGTTATTGTAGTAGGTAGTTTTGCATCTATTTGCGTCTGAGCATTAGAGCTTAGGGTATTAATATACTGAAATTCAGTACTAGTAACACTTCCATCAGCAATCTTAGTAGCATCTATCGCAGCACCGGCTTTAATATCCGCATTCACAATATTAGTAATGGTATTATTATCAGAATCTATAGTCTTATTTGTTAAAGTATCTGTAGAGCTAGTGCCAACTTTAGTATCTAACTGAGTCTGAATAGCACTTGTAACACCATTAACATATCCAATCTCAGTAGCAGTAGTAGTAGCAGCGCTTACAAAGCCAGATCCATCACTAACTACCGCTCTAGATGCAGTTACTGCAGCTAATTTATCAACCGCAATTGCAGCAGAAGCCTTAATATCCGCATTTACAATATTAGTAATGGTATTATTATCAGAATCGATAGATTTATTAGTGAGTGTAGCAGTATCATCTTGTAACACTATTGTACCAGTAGCATCAGGAGAACTGAGCGTTCTAGTAGTTCCGGTAGTTATAGAAGCTGCATTTAGCGCAATAACTTTAGTATTATCAGCATTATCAACGATCGTAAGACCATCATCCTGTATTTCTATTGTCCCAACCGACGCGCCGAATTCCACTTCATCACTAGTATTTATCTTTGCGAGATTTATATTCCCAGAATTAGCCTGATTTCTACCACGCAAATACTCATCATTAGCTAGCAATATCTTGGCGCCAGTGATGGTATCATCAGCGAAGGCTCCAGCGGATAGTTGAACACCCTTTCCAGACGCTCCCGTATGATCATGGGTAGCAATCTTTAAGAATGTATCTGTCCTCATAGTCTCGTCCCAGCCCGTAGACCCGCGAGTTGGTACTTTTATCTGTAGCTGAGAAGTAGTACCTATTGTAATAAATGGCATAGCCTACTCCCTACCGTTGATTCCCAAAGTGTAATTCTACTTTAACAGTTGCACCACTAGTAGTAGATGCACTCAAAATAGATGCTCTAACATGCGGTAAAATCGGAATTGTTACATCATGAATAAGAACAGCTGCATCTGTTGACTGAGCTGATCCGGCTTTCCATGTATGCCACACCACACCATCTGCACTATGTTCGATAGTTGTAGTATATGTTCCATCTGTTCTAGAAGATACAGTACTAATTGCAATTATTTGGTTCGCATGTACCGGCAAAAGCCTAGCTGTACTAGTTGTAGTGGTATCAGATGTTATTGCCGTTGCGGGAAATAGATCCACCGGTTTTCCGTTTCCATCTTTTGTTTGATTATGACTTGCCATTTTTTTCCTTTAGTTTTTTAGGGCTTCGTTATTGAAACCATTACTATACTTTTAATCCGTATGCAATTGCATCGAATTGATCCACACCTGTGGTATTATCTCTTATTGTTATTTTTAACTGATCTGTTGTTCCAGCTCTTAGTTTAAATCCATACCTCATTCCAAACACATTTTCAACATCTAAAACTGGTATATATCCTTCAGAAGTAGATATAACATTTGAAGCTCTAAATGCTCCAGTACCATCTCCATATCCCGGATTACCTACACATAACCTCACAAATTCAAAATTACTCGTTAATTGATCAGATATAATAACTGTTCCCTGATCTTGAGTAACCCATTCCAATTTACAACCATTTGATAATGCAGTTATATTACCAAATTTATTTAATGTAGCACCCGCATCAGCTATAACAAAACTAATTGTTTTTATGTAAATATCCTTTAACGGATCCGCATCTACAGTATATTCCACATTAGCAGAAGAACCATCAACTTGCATATCATTAGATCCGGCTGAGTTTGTAAAAAACTGTCTAACTGGAGCCATTAAAGTCGTATCACCTTTAGGTGGATGTGCGTGATTTACAACATTTAACTGCCCTTCCTCACTAACCTTAACATCATTTCCAGATCCATGCCCATCTGCTAATATAGTTTTTATAGACATTTATTAAACGTCCGATCCTTCACCATCTTTTAGGTGAACAATGAATGCTCCGTAATAATTAGCTGATCCAGAGCTTGCATTAGCTGTTAATTTAACCGCCATTGAACTCCCCTTTGGTAGTATCATATTAATTGTATAAAAAGATCTTCCACCTGGAGTGACTTGAAGTAAAGCTAAATCCTCTCCACCTGTAACAGTTCCACTTACTTTTCCTTTATAAAAGTTAACAGTAGCAGTTTTATTAGATCCAAAATTTCTATTAGCATTTAAAACACCAGATACTGTAGCATCTGAAATTAAATCTCCACCAGTAGGATTTCTAACTACTGTAAGATATGGATCATCAGAGTGTGTAATACCCTCAAATGAACCTATCGCAAGGGCTTCAATAACCATATCTAAATCTTCATTGTTTTTAATATACATTAAAGTAGCATCACCAGTTATGGACATTAACCCAGTATTTAAATTATAAGCATTTCCCTGCTCAGATGCTTGTATAGCCTCATCTTCAGAAACTGCTTGAACATGCAATCTATTATTGGCATCAACCTTTACATTATTCCCTTTTCCAGTTCCGTCACCTATTAGTACTGACATATTTTAATCTCCATTAAGTTCTAAGCCAGTAACGGCTTGTAATTGTAATTCTAATCTTTCTATAGACTGTTGCATACGCTTAACGTTGCAATTTAATTCTAAAAAATATTTATTTTGAGTGGCTAGTAGTTCCTCTATACCGCTATTTGTTTTTGGGTCTGTGTAAAATCCTGAAGCTATTAACTTAGGAATTTTTCCTTGTGCGGGACTATAAATATCACAATTAAATCTAATTAAATCATATCTACCAATATCTAAGATATGTAAATTACTAGCATCGCAAATTAAAGCGCCCTTAATTTTTGATATGTTAATCCAATCATTAGCTCCCTGCATCTTGCCTTGAACCAATATTTCATTCCCACCCTGCACATTTTCCACCGCAATTACTAGAGACCTTTCTCCGTATATGCGTGTTCCATTTATAGGCTCTATTACACCTTGAGATGTAAAATTCGATTCTTTATGAAATCGACTACTTAATGCTTGATAATCTGCCATAAACCTATTATACCATATTTATTGATAATATGCAAGTAAAAAGGGGCATTTAGCCCCCAAAATTACTGTCTATCCTTCGTAGAATCCGCTTGCGTCACTACCAATTATAAGTAGTTGCACATCTCCGTCACTTAGTGCCGGTGTCTCATCGATATCATTAACCTTAACGACAACAGTACTAGTAGTTGTAGTAATAGTAACAGCCTTATCGACCGCTTCCGCATTACCAACAGCTATAGGAGCTTGTGTAAAAGCCTTGTCAAAAGTAATGGTATAGTGACCAGTACCAGTGTCAGCAATTGTACATTCTAGCTTAGAAGGTCCCTCAAGACTTGGTGTTCCAGTAGATCCTTCAATTCTAAGAGTAAGAACTCTCAACTTTCTTTGTTTACTCATTAATGGAGTCATTTTTAATCCTTTGTAAAAGAGCCATCTTCCATATCCAGCTCAGTATGTTAAAAAAGGGATGCAACGATTGCTGCACCCCTAGTCGCGCCGACCGGGAGAAATCAGCGCTTAGTTTTAGCTATCAGCTAATCCAGTCAAACGACCTTGAAATCGTGGCTGAATGAAGATTTCCATGTACCCACCATAACGTGCTTGGTAAGTATCAGAAGCATCTCTTCTAAGGAAAACTGTTCCGTCTTCGTCAAACCAACCAAAATCAGGAGCATGAAGAGCTTCAATTTTGTTTGTGTTGATTGCGTAAACATAGTCTTTCTGAACAAATCTGTCAGCAACTATAGGAACTGGTCCAGAAGCACTCATGAATTGAAGAGCACTGAAAGAAACTTTTCCAACTAAACGCTCATCACGTGGTTGTACTTCAATTCTTTTATGATCACTCATGAAATCTTTGATTTTACGGAATTGGTAGTAAGAAGCAACGATCATGTCAGGAGTTTCTCCACTTTCTTCTTCAATCTCTAATACCAATTGGTTTAGAAGATCTTCAGAGATAGCAGCTCCGCCAGCAGCGATGCTTGTACCTTGGAAACGTCTTTGAGTGTGTGAAACACCATAAGTAGTTCCAGAAGTATTTCCGATCATTGCAAGACCTTCAGGATCTGTATCTTTTGATCCCTGACAGTAAATAACGTCAGAAGTTGTAAATGGATTTGCACCAGCAAGTGTTCCAAGACGTGAAGAAGTTCCAACAAGTTGAAGCTGCTCAGATCCAGAAGTCTTTACAACAGCTTGGATAGAAAGATTAGTAGTTTCACTGTTAATATTAACGAGGTCACCTTCTTCAAAGTTTGCCCAGATAACAGAAGTAGCATCACCATCTACAAGAACGTCATAAGGATCACCAGCAGTACCGGCTCCTGTTACGTTAGAGTTACTTGCATTTCCAGTATAAAGAGCACCATCGCCAGCACCAAAAAGGATACGACTCATGTTTCTCTGAAGTGAAGATACAGCGCGCTTTGCAACATGCTCAAGAGCAGAAACGTCAAAGATACCTTTTTCGTTCTTACCAGCTTTCATTGCAAGTCTATCGATTTCAACAACAGAGTAAACTTTCTTATGAGTAAGCTCTGCCTGATCGTAAGAAGCACTGTCGTTAGAAACAGTTGGAAGGCTGTTTGTACCGAAACCAGAACCGTTTGAAAGTCCTAGTGATCTGTATTGTTTTTTACCAACAAAAGAGAATGATTTCTTGATTTTCATCCAAGTTACATTACTGTTATTGTATTGGTCCATTGATTTACCAGCAAATTCCTCTTTAAAAGCATCGGAAATGTCGGTAAGATTAAAATTTGTGCTATTAGCCATTTTCTAAATCCTATTCAAAAAAATTAATGTTTGAACCCCTATGGTTCAGTTTTTGTTCAAATTTATGTGATTTTTCTATCTTAGGTGGTTTCTTTTCAGTAGCAACCTTCTTTGATAAATTAACCACTGCCTTGTCAACGTCAGTACCCCATAGTTTAGTAGCTGTATCAAGCAGTTGTTCATCAGTTATCTGAGGGTTACCTCTAAGGAGGCTCTCTAACTGTAACACTTTTTGATCATCTTCTAACAATTTGGCATCAACTTTGCCTAAAGCATTATCGACTCTATCTAATCTAACCATTGAACTATGAAGTTCTAAGACATTTTCCGGATTTACTTCTGTCTTATAAACTTCTTGTAACTCAGTAGCTATATAGTTGAGTCTCTCATCATCGATTCCATGAGTCTCTTGCATCTCTGAATAACGGTTACGAAGTTCCACTTGGGCTTGCTCCGATGCGCGCTTTTGAGCTGCATTCTCTTGTTGTCGACGTAAGTAATCTAATTCCTCTCTTTGATCATAATGTAAGCGCTGAGTCTCATCCATTTGTAAATACTCACCGTATTTATTAAGCAGCTCTGATCTAAGTTGCTTTTTGTATTCTAATGGATTGATTCCTACAGCTTCAGCCAATCTTATCAATCCTTCCACTTTATCTTCTTTACTAACTTCTGCAAATTTAGATATATATTTATTAACTGCATCTAAATCTTTCTTATATGCACCACGTTCTTGATCTAACTCAGAGTATTTCTTATCCCAGCTTTGTTTTCCACTATAATTATTTAGTAATTCCTGTAGCCCAACTTCTACTTCTTCACCATCAACTTTGTGCGTAAACTTAGCTTCTGCCGGTATCTCATACTTCTCTTCGCCATATAAAGCGTTAAGTTTTTTAATCTGATCTTCTATTTCTTCCTTAATTTCTTCTGCAGTCTCTGCTGCCTGTTCTCCAACTACTTCCTCTTCCTGCTTCATCTCAACTTCAGCTTCAGTAGATGAGACCACCTCCTTTTCTGCCTCCGGCTCCTCTTGAGTCTCTGGCTCCTCTTCTTGCTTAAAGAGATCGGGTGTTTGGTCGTCCATGTCATTAGTTGTAAAAGATTCCTCTTTCAACGACTCTGGACGTTCATCATTGTTTCTAAAAAAATCATATCCCACTATTTTGCTCCCTTGTTAATAGCTTCTCCGGGAAAAGTTTCAGGCTCTGTCGCGGGCATTGCCCCAGTTACCTCTTCTCCGCGGTTAGTTTGACCTTGTACTTCCATCTCTTGCTGTTCTCTACTTGGTGGAACCGGAGCTTCCCAGAATAATGGGTATTGCTCTAGTTGCGCTAATTTAGCTGCAAATAATGGATTCTTTAATGCTTTTTCAGCTGCTAGCATTTCCGTGACCTTAGTGTGCATAATTAATGCCTCACGTGCTGGCTCAGGCACATCTTCCTTAAACGATCTTGCTTGCATTTTTTTATAATGTATTCTTAAATGTGTAATTAGGTCTTCCCACTCTTTCGGCTCTTCTACTGGATTACCTTCTAATATATCTTCATTCTCTGATTCAGCACTAGTAATAGCTTCTGTAATGAGTGTGTGCATCTTCTCAGTGCTACCAAACTCTAATAACTCTGCCCAACGCTCAGGAGTAAATAAAGTAGGTGCATATTGCATGGTCTGAATAATTCTTTCCATCTTAGCTGCCTTACTTTGAGGTAAAGCACTAGAGTTTTGAATTCTAATATCATAATCTTTATGTAAATTAGCGGCATCAAAATACTTAATCATATACTTATTTTCTTTACCAAGTACTCTAAGCATTCTTCCATCTTCAATCTGATAGTAATCACCAGCTACAGAAATACTCTTCAACGCAACTTTAACTACCAATTGATTATGTTTAGCTATATCACTAATACCACGCTCTGTCTCTTGTTCGTTAAGAAACTGTAACGCAACCGCAGCAGTAATTCCTTTAGGGGGTTCGCCTCTAGATACTTGATGTACGCCCATTATCTGACCCATCTCTTGCTCTGTTTTATCTCTAAAATTAAAGCTAGTGGGTGATGTGGGGTTCATTTGAACGAGCTGAGGAGCTATGCCGCCTTGATATTGGATGACTGTTCGACCATTGCCTAGTTGTTCTAATTTACACGCACCACGAGGCATAACCCACTTAGGAGCTGCCATAAGAAATTCATTTTTCATTATACTTTGAGAAAGATTATTATGAGCATTCTGTAATACCATA